CAAAGTTAAAAACTCCATTTGTTATTTATGATACTGATTTGGTTTTGTATAAAAATTTAAAGAAAGAATCGGTGGGATGCGATTTATTGTATCTTCATAGAGAATCACCAACCACATATGGTAATCCATTGGATATAGAACATTCGGATAATTGGAAATGGGATAAAAAGCTAATAAATTCTTTTAAAGATTCATTTCCAATGAATTGTGCTATTGTTGGGATGTTCAACGAAAAATTTAAAAACGATTATGTAAATCATTACTTTAATTTTGTTTTGGGTGGTAGTGGGGAAACAAAAAATATGACAAAAGAAAAGTTATTACTGTACGCCGAATCTTCACCACAAATTATATTAGAACAATGGTTATTAGCAGCACTTTCAAAGTATTATAAAAAAATAAAAACAAAAGCATTGGTCCCCGTAGTTTATACCAATCAAGCTTTTTACACATTTGATTTTGATTCTCAATCAGAAGATGCTCACAAATTATTAAACCAATCAATATACCATTTGTGGGGTGCTAAAAAGTTTGAAAATGACCCGAAATCAAAGTTGTATATAAAATCAAAAGTGGATATTGTAAACGCATTACCAATAATAACATCCAGCCCATACAATCGGTTATTAATTGATAAAGCATCATATTTAATATCAAAATTAGTTTAACAAAAAAAATCAATATTTATAAAAACAGGAGAAAAGTTATGAACATTTTAAAAAGATTATTTAGTTTAATTTTTGGCCAAAAAGCCGAACCAAAAAAGATTGAAACATTGGTAGTTCCAAAACAACCAACTTTTACATCATCGCCAAGATATGCTGGTACATTAGCACCAACTTGGGAATCAAAAACTGAACAACCCAAAGTTGAACAACCCAAAGTTGAAGTTAAAAAAGCAACACCTGTTGCCGAAGAACCTAAAACTGATGCTGTTGTTGAGCAAAAACCAAACCCAAAAAGAAAAAATAATTATAGAGTAAAGCATAAAAAGCAAAAAAAGAATAATGAAAATATCTAAAATTTTTGGATTAGTAGTAGTTGTATTAATTATCCTATTTTTACTTAGGGATAAATTACCTATGGGGTTTGTTAAGAGAATTTTTAACAATGAACCTACTATAGACACCGTTACAACGGTGGAATATAAATACGATACTATCACTAATGAATCAAAAGTTTATGTACCACAATGGAAAGATAGGGTTGTAATTGATATTGATAGCTTTATAGTAAGCCAACCTCAACCTATTGATACAATGGCACTTTTAGCAGATTACTATTCAAAGTATTACTACGAAGATACTGTTGCGGTAGATACCTTTGGGTATGTGGTATTAAAAGATACAATTTCACAAAATCAAATTCAGTCCCGACAATCAATCACAACTGTTGTCATACCAACAAAAACTGTTACCCATAGTATTTTAATAAATAAAAGAGAAATTTATTTAGGGGGTGGTTTTACAGGTAGTAGAAACTATATGATTGCCAATGGTGAATTATTAATTAGAACCAAAAAAAGAAAATCATTTGCATTTGGTGTTGGTATAGATAACGAATTAACTCCAAACTTTACGGGAAAGATTTATTGGCAAATAAGTAAATAAACCAATGGCTGGTAAATCTTTAAAGGAATTAATATCCGATGAGTATGTAAAGTGTGCAAAAGACCCCGTATACTTTTTTAAAAAATTTTGTTACATACAACACCCACATAGGGGTAAGATATTATTTAACCTATACGATTTTCAAGAGGGATTAATTGATAATTTTAAAGAACATCGTTTTAATGTTATCCTTAAATCACGTCAGTTAGGTATATCCACTATTAGTGCTGGATATGCAACTTGGTTAATGTTATTTCATAGAGATAAGAACATACTTGTAATTGCTACCACACAAGATGTAGCAAAAAATCTTGTTACAAAAGTTAGGTTTATGTATGATAACTTACCAAGTTGGTTAAAAGTTCCTGCTGCAGAAGATAACAAATTATCATTAAGATTGAAAAATGGTTCGCAAATTAAAGCAGTATCCGCAACCGAAACGGCAGGTCGTTCTGAAGCACTTTCATTACTGATTATTGATGAGGCTGCATTTATTAAAGGTATTGAAGAGATATGGTTATCAGCACAATCAACGTTATCAACCGGTGGTGGGGCTATCATTCTTTCAACTCCAAATGGTGTAGGTAATTTTTTCCACAAAGTTTGGTTGCAAGGTGAGCAGGGTGATAAATGGCATCCTACAAGATTACATTGGACAGTTCATCCAGAAAGAAATCAACGATGGAGAGATGAACAAACCCGATTATTGGGTGAAAAGGGTGCTGCACAAGAATGCGATACTGATTTTATATCATCGGGTTATACTGTTGTAGATGGTAGTGTATTGGAGTGGTATAAAGAAACTTACATTACCGACCCCGTTGAAAAGCGTGGTTTTGATGCAAATTATTGGATATGGGATTATCCAAACTATGAAAAGAATTATATTGTTGTAGCTGATGTTGCTAGGGGTGATGGAGCAGACTATTCTGCTTTTCATGTTATTGATGTAGAACGAATTGAACAGGTGGCAGAGTATAGGGGTAAGATAGAAACAAAACAATATGGGGCGTTTCTAACATCAGTTGCAACGGAATGGAACAATGCTTTGTTGGTGATTGAAAACGCAAATATTGGGTGGGCAGTTATCCAAGAGGCAATTGACCGTAATTATCAAAACCTTTATTATTCATATAGAGAACTGGGTTATATTGATGAGGATATTCATTTAAGGCGTGGTTGGGATTTAAAACAAAAAGAGGATATGGTACCAGGGTTTTCAATAACACAAAAAACCCGTCCATTGATTGTATCAAAATTAGATACTTATATGAGAGAGAAATCACCTATAATTCGCTCTAAAAGGTTATTGGATGAATTGTTTGTGTTTATTTGGAATGGTTCAAGAGCAGAAGCACAAAAGGGTTACAACGATGATTTAGTTATATCATTTTCCACAGGTCTTTGGGTAAGAGATACTGCTCTTAAATTAAGACAGCAAGGAATGGATTTAACCAGATCTGCATTAAGTCATATTACCAAAGTATCTTCAAACCAACCAGGAGTATTTTCAAGCAGAAATCAAACACAAAACCCATACTCAATGAAAGATATTCGTGGTAACGATGTTGACTTGAGTTGGTTATTATAAAAAATTTATATTTATATTTATGGCAGATAAATCACTATTCGGTAGATTGCAAAGATTATTTTCAACGCAAGTTGTAATAAGGAGAATTGGTAAAGGTAAAACTCGTGCAATTGATACTCAAAGATTACAATCACAGGGTAATATAAAAGGAACATCTTACTACGATAGATTTGGTAGATTGCACAGCACCCGCCAAAATTGGGAAACATACAACAATCAATACAACTATTCATCCAATAGATTAGAGTTATATACGGATTATGAAGCAATGGATAAAGATTCAATCATCGCTTCGGTGTTAGATATTTATTCGGATGAATGCACTCTTAAAAATGATATAGGTGATGTTTTACGAATTAATTCTGATGATGAAAATATAAAAAAAATACTACACAACCTTTTTTATGATGTCTTAAACATTGAGTTCAATTTATGGGCATGGATTAGGGGGATGAATAAATATGGTGATTATTATTTAGATTTGGATATAGAAGAGGGTATTGGTATTGTAAACGCATCACCAATATCTGCGTATGAGATTGAAAGGGAAGAGGGTTTTAATCCTGATAATCCATACGAAGTTCGTTTTAAAATGACATCTTTTGGTGGAGGTACAACAGGATTTAATTATCAAAAATCTCAAAATGATTTACAAAATTATATTCCATTCTATAGAATAGCACACTTTAGATTATTTTCAGATACAAACTTTTTACCTTACGGCCGTTCACTTTTAGAACCGGCAAGAAAGACTTGGAAGCAATTAACTCTTATGGAAGATGCGATGTTAATTCATCGTATTATGAGAGCACCTGAAAAAAGGGTATTTAAAATTGATGTTGGTAATATACCACCAAATGAGGTTGACCAACATATTAGAAACATTATTGACCAAATGAAAAAAATCCCATATGTGGACCAAAACACTGGGGATTATAATCTTAAATTCAACATTCAAAATATGTTGGAAGATTATTATTTACCCGTCAGAGGTGGGCAGTCTGGAACTCAGATTGATACTTTAAATGGTATGGAATTTACAGGTATTGAAGATATTAACTACCTAAAAAACCGAATGCAGGCCGCTCTTAAAGTTCCAAAAGCGTTTATTGGATATGAAGAGGGTGTAGAGGGTAAAGCAACATTAGCACAACAAGATATTCGTTTTGCACGGAGTATTGAGAGGGTTCAAAAAATTGTTCTTTCGGAATTAACCAAAATAGCAATTATTCACCTTTACGCACAAGGATATGAAAATGAAGATTTATCAAACTTTTGGTTGGAACTAACCCCACCATCCATTGTTTATCAGCAAGAAAAAGTTGCCTTATGGGTTGAAAATGTTAGATTAGCAACCGATATTAAAACATCAAAATTATTATCACAGGAATGGATATATAAAAATATATTCAATATGTCCGATGATGAATGGAAAGTTGAACAGCAAAGGGTTATTGATGATTTGAAGTTAGGGTTTAGGCAGAATCAAATTGAAAATGAAGGTAATGACCCACTTAAAACAGGCGAATCATTTGGAACACCACATGATATGGCTTCCATGTCTCAGCAACAACCCGCTGAAGAAGGCGGTGGGCAACAATTCCCTGCCGCACCTAATAGTGAAGTAGGACCGGATGGTGGTTCGCCCGAAGGTGGATTTCCTGACGCAGGAGCTCCACAAAAAGGAAGTACTACTGGGACGGATGAAAGTAACTTTGGTAGAAATCCGTTAGGATATGAAAAAAATATATCACCCGAATCAACATATCACAGATTTAGAAAATCACCGTTATCAGTTGAGGGAATGCAATTGAAAGCAAGTTTACAACAATCGAAAATGAAAAGTAAAAAAATGTTAATTGAATCTCTTTCAACGGAAAGTGAAATTAATGAAGTTAGTATGTTAGATGAGAAAAACATACTAAATGATATGGTTTAATCAATTTTAGTATATTTATTAAATGATATATAGGGATAAAAATAAAAATGAACAAACTTAGACATTCAAAATTTAAAAATACAGGTGTTTTGTTTGAATTGCTTGTCAGACAAATTGCATCTGATACATTGAACGAAAAAAACTCACCAGCCCTTTCTATCATTAAAAAACACTTTAAAAACGGAAGTGAACTAAGTAAAGAATTAAAACTATATCAATATTTAGTAAAAGAAAACTTTGATAATTCTTATAAAGCACAAGAGTTTTTAAATATTGTTTTATCCGAAAGAAAAAAATTAAATGAAGGTGTATTGAAGCGTGAGAAATATAACTTAATTAAAACAATTAATGAACGCTTTAACACAAATGATTTTTTCAAATATAGAGTATCCAATTATAAATCTCTTGCATCTATTTACAAATTGTTTGAAAACAACGAAGGGACATCCCCAAAAGAATGGGTTGAATGTAAAAATGTTATATTAGAAAATGTAACAAAAAAACCAAAAACTGAAAAAGCAGTAAACAATCAATATGTAAATGAATCAAAAGATGTAAGATTATTAGCATACAAATTTTTAGTTGATAAGTTTAATGAAAAGTATAAAGTTTTAACTACCGAGCAAAAATTGGTTCTTAGAAATTACATCAATAATGTTGATAATTCTGATAACTTAAAAAGATTTATTTTAAGAGAAAGTGAAAAACTTAAAAAAGAATTTTCTAAAATAAAAATTTCAGATAAAGTTTCTGCTATAAAACTTAAAGAAGTTATCAATTTAATTGATGGATTATCTAATTCTAAAATAGTTTCGGAAAATCAGGCTTTAGGTCTTTTACGATATCATCAACTATTGAACGAATTAAAAGGTATTTAATATGAGTAGATTTCTAATTGAAGAGCTTGATAAACAATTCAAGCAGCTAGAGGAAATAGAAGAGCAGGATGAAAAAGATTCCGAATTAGAAGAACAAAATGTTACCTCTAATTTGGATGGTGGTGCTGGTCCACCACGAACTCCACACGCATTTGCAAAAAGTGAAAAGGATATGGATGATGACCATATTGAGGTGTTGGGATATAAAAAAATAAAAAGCGTAAAAAGAAATTTTTTAGAAAGATGGGAAAAGGGGATTGAAGATACGATTAACGAATTAAATTATCGTCAATATCGAAAAGAAGAAATGGGTTCTCCCCAGCTAAAAATTAATAAAGCGATCAAAGAAATTAATAGAAAAATTTACGAAGTAGAACACTTGGTAAATCAAAATATAAAATTAAAAACCGAAATGGGTGTTTCATCCAACACATATTGGAAAAAGACAAGAAATAACTTTTCTAAAATATCAGAGAGGTTAAATCGTATTTCATTTAAGATTAAACAATTGGGTGCATAAAAGATGAAACAGCTATTGGTTGATACTATTGTATTTGATGTAAAACCCCAGCAGCTTAAAGAAGCTGCGATGAAGGGTGATGGTAGACTTATTGTAAGTGGTGTTCTACAAAGAGCAAACGAAAAAAACCAAAATGGTAGAGTATATCCTGAAAGTATATTAAAGCGTGAGGTTTCAAAATACAAAGATAGGGAAATTAAAGAAAACCGTGCATATGGTGAGTTAGACCATCCCGAATCATCAGTAGTTGAGTTAAAGAATACATCGCACATTATTAGAGATGTTTGGTGGGATGGTAAGGATGTTGTTGGTAAGGTAGAAATACTTAACACACCCTCTGGAAGAATACTTAAAGAGTTAATAGAGGCCGGGTGTACCGTTGGTATATCATCACGAGGTATGGGATCGGTTCGTCAAATTAAAGAAGATGGGACAGTTGCTGTTGAGGGTGATTTTGATTTAATATGTTGGGATTTTGTAAGTAACCCATCTACCTTTGGTGCGTTTTTAAAGCCTGTTAATGAGAGTGTAAATCGTAATGTTGGTAAGGTTAATAAGTATGAAAAAGCAAATGATATTATGAGAGATATTATTTGTGAAATTGGTGGATATTGTGAATGTAATTTTGGAGAAACAAAATGAGACTAAAAGAATCCATTAATCAAAATCAAATAAATCTATTAAAAGCGACTTATGGTGATATTAAAAAAATAAACCCAAATTCAGCTGCTGTTAAAAAACTTATGATGGTTTTAAAGAAGTTATCAAAAAATGATTTGGAAACTATTTCTAAAGCCAAAATAAACTTTGTTTCAACTATGGCACAATCTATTCTTAGGGATTCTAATGTATCTGAATCCGCTGAGATGGATAATTTACAAAAGAGAAAAAACGATTTACTAAAACAAGTAGACCCTTTAATAGCAAAAAAGAAAAAGTTGTATAGTGATGTAGATATTACTACCCCAAAATCATCGGATGAAAAAAAGTTGGATAAAGAAATTGCAGACCTTTTTTCGGAAATAAATGATTTGGTTCATAAAATAGTTAAATTGAAGAAATCTCAAAATGAAGGTAGGAATACTATGAAATTAAAATCAGCAGTAACCGAAGAAATTGCAGTTGGTAAAATGGTTAAGGTTGTTAATAACCCACATTGGGAAGCAGCTTTAGGTAAAAAAGGACCATTCAAAAGAAAAGTTAAAATGATTGATGGTGATAATGTATTCTTTACTGATGGTTCTAATTCATCAATGAAATATGTAAAAGAAGATATTCAACCTACAAACGAAGCAGCATCTCGTACTGCAATGGAAATTGGTGGTTTGACTGGTTTGAATAAAGATGCAGTTCAAAAGTTTGTTGATACTCACAATATGGATATTGAGGCGGTTTACCAATATATTAAAAAATCAAAGATAACTGATAGACTTAATTTTGTAACTGCAGTAGTTGGTAATCCTGGAAATCCGTTTCAAAAGAGAATGATTAAGATGTTTGCTGAATCAATAAACGAAGTTGACGCTATGCTCAATAAAAAAGTTTACAAACTTTTGATGAAAGAACTTGGTGATTTGAGAACGGGTGGACCTAACCATCAGTTTGCAGTAATGCACATTTTGATTGGTGCATTAAGAGATGCAAACTTCTATTCAGATGCAAAGAAAGTACCTGCTCTATTCCCTAAAGCTGAATATGAAGGTGACCCGATGGGTAAAGAAGATACCATTGATATATACGAATACGACCTCGGACCAAAAATTGCTAATATGGCACAATGGGATGGTGGTGCTATTGCTGACGCAATTGCTTTTTATACTTCAATGACAATTGGTAGACCGCTCGGTCAAAAAATTGAAAAACTTATTGCTTCAATGTCATCAAAATATAATTTAAAAGAATCCATAAAAGAATTAATAAATGAGGCTTCGTATACTGTAAAAGCTGAAAACCCATATCAATTTGTAAATGGTGTATATGCTGTTTTAAATGCATATTTGAGAGATGAAGAGCTTGGCCCAAAGGCTAAAAAAGAATTACAAACTATCCTAAAGTCATTAGACTATATGAGAAAGTATTTTTATTCTAACATAAAAGAATCAGCAAAAAAATTCATATTTACTAAAGTTGCCCGTATATCTAATAATGGAAAATTAGATATTTATTAATAACTAAAAATAAAGAAGGTAATTACAATGAAAAAATTATTAAATTTACTTAAAGAATCTCAAAACTTAGATTATCGTAGATTAAACATAGGTGAGGAAGATTTAGATGATACATCAATGACATCCGATGAAAAGCGTGCTTTTGTTGAAGCGGTGGCATCTTATAGAAAAATCGGTGAAGCAATTTATCATAATGGTAATTTGATGGAGGCCTATGAGAATATTAAAAACATCGTAGAAACCGCTGAAAAATTAACCTTAAAAGAAACTGGTGATTGGTTTGATAAAGTAACGGTTAATCGCCATATGAAATCAATGAATGAATCATTTAAGATTTTTTCAAGCACAATTAAAGAAGTAGCAACTCTTCAACAAAGATTAGAATCATCGTATGATGAGATTGGTGAGGTGTTAGGTAAATATTATGAAATCAAAGAAGGTAATGAGTTTGGTGCAGAAAGAGCAAAGGCAATAGCATCGGGCGATGATACCTTTAATGTGGGTGGTCAGAGTTTCAAAGTAACGGATGTGGACGCAGAAGATAAAAAGAACGCAGAAGAGTTCGTAGGAGAAAATATGAATAATATGAAATTAGGTTCACTCCTTAAAAACAAAAAAAGAGTTAATGAAGCAAATGATAAACTAATGAAAGTTGGAGCTACTATGATGGTAGGTGGGGATGGTTCTGGGATGGTAAAACCTGTAAAAATGAAATTGGTATCAATTAATTATTTACCAAAAGAAGATAAATACAGCTATAAGTTTCAAGGTGGTGGTAGAACTCAATACTATACCGATGATGTTTTAGCAAAAAAGTTAAAAGAGAATGTGAATGAGGAACTATCGGCCGAATTACCAAAAGCAACAATACCCGCTGCAATTCAGCAAAGACTTACACTTGCACTTCAAAAGATTGAATCAGGTAAGCTTAACTTTAACCAAAAAATTCAATTATTAGCAAAAGTAGTAGATGCTCTTGGTGTTGATAAAACTCAATTAGGTACACTTACCTCTAAAATTAAAAGTAAGATGGAAGAAGATTTGGATGGAGGATTATCAGCCGAATTACCAAAAGCAACAATACCCGCTGCAATTCAGCAAAGACTTACACTTGCACTTCAAAAGATTGAATCAGGTAAGCTTAACTTTAACCAAAAAATTCAATTATTAGCAAAAGTAGTAGATG